AAAGTAGCTGATTGATTACATGGTACCGATACTACCGATACCTCAAACAACTCAGCGTCCTTTATCTTTAATCCGTCGGTTTCCTTAATATAATCAGCGTCCTTGACTCGGAAACCAACAGAAAAGGCCCCAAGAACACCGTCTTGAACTAGTTCAGCTACATCTTTAGCTGCTTTACTAATTTTTGCGGTTAATTCTAAACCATTGTCAGTAGCTTTTAAACCTGTAGCTCTGCCTATTGGTCTGTTATAATCGTGATTAAAAAGAATTATAGGGTTCTTTTCAAAGTTATTTAACCCACCCTTAGTCCATGCGTCTGCTGAAATAGAGTCGCCCGCGCGATCAAAATCAGCAGTGCTAGCCATACCTTGGATTTTTATACACCCATCCTCGTCAGTATGAGACTTAAAAGTAGAAGTTAAATTAAATACTTTTTCCATTCTTTTCTCCTGAGCCTGCCTGTTTAGCCTTAGGGGCTATTTTAGCTTTTGGGTTTAGACCAGCGGTTTCTGGATTAGTAGACTTTAACTGTCTAATAATTATGTCCCAGGAACTTGACCAAACCTCGTCATCAAGATAAGACTCTTCAAACCATTTGGTTTTTAGTGCCTCTTCCTTGCTTACAAGAAAACCTTGCTTAACAGAAATAGCTGCTAAGCCTCTCAAAGCTACTTGTTTTCGTTTTTCGTGTAATTCTTTTGTTGCAACTTTCTTCATTCTTCTGATTCCTCAACAGGTCTTCCACCCTCATCTGGATTTGCGGCACTACCAGCAATATTTGCCGGAACTCTTACATCGTCCTGACCTTCTAGTAAATCGAATCCTAACTGTTCTCGTGCCTCATTTACACTTATGATTCCGCCATTTACTAATGAAGAATAGTACTGGGACTGATCTCGTAGCTCAGGTTGAAGAGCGGGAATATTAGTAATATCTTCTTTTACACTAAAACCAAAAAACCTCTCAAACCCAAAATTAATCTTTCTTACTATCGGCAATATTGTTTCTAAATAATACATTCTCATATTTGGACGTATATTTGCATTATTACCCGAGTCTAACAAAATTGGAGGTACTCCTAATGCTTTTAATATAATCTTTTCATTTTCTGCAATAGAACTTTGAAAGTCTAGATCCTTAAAGTTAACATTTGAAATTGCATCTATTTCTATTCCGCCATCTAGGATTAAAGGTCGTCGTCCTCCTGCTTCTGGCTTATATCTTACTCCCCAAGACTGTATCATTCTCTCTTTAATTTTCTCTGATAAAGTATTAGGGCTTTTTAGTACTAAACCTGGGACCGCTCCATTCTTAAAAAAGTTATCTTGGAACTGCCGCATACTTGTCATTAAACCCATTGTACGAACTGCGGGCTTAAGCCTAGACACTCCTCGATACATATCATGGAAAGAGTTTTCTTTTATGTGTATAATTTCTTGAGGAGAGTAGTCTACTTCAGCGTAAGTATATCTGTCTACAAAAGTTTTTGGGTCTCCATGGATTGTAACGTCTTTGGCAGGGATATGATAAAAATGAGCTCCATCGTAGTAAATAAAAATATTACCATCAATAATATAATCAGTAATTAGGTTACGTTTAAAAGAACTAATGTCCTGAAACAAATTAGGCTCTTCATTAATAAGCCTACTTACTTTTGACCGTTTTATACCTTTTACAACACCCGCCATTCCAATAGGTTGAACTATAGCAGGAATCTCCGCGCAATCATCAACAACCATATTTACTGCACGGTTTACAATCTCTAAAGTTTCATAGTATTTTTCATAGCTATGAGTATGTTCTCTGGAAGATTGGGACTCCATGCCGAAATATTGTTGAACAGGATTTAGCTTCTCGTAGAGATCCTCTTCTTTTTCTTTCGTGCCTAGAAATCTATCATACCATGCCATTTTTTTCTCTTTGTATCTCTACCCAGCGCTTTTGTTTATTTGCTGTTCCAAGGCCTGGGTCTCGTCCATATACTTTATGTAGCTGTCTGTGGTGTGTATGACATAGAGTAGCTGTATGCACATATAGTTCGTCGTGATGCTCTTCTATAAAATCTTCTCGAAACGCAAGAATGTACATAGGATTTAAGTCATTCTGTTTAATCCATTTGTGTACTAAGGGTGCTAATGCATAGTAATGGTGGAAATCAAGTTTTTCTATTGACCCACAAATGTAGCACTCTGAACCCTTTTCATACTTATTCTTCGCTTTGTCTCGGATATATTTTACTATATCTCGTTTAAGTGTGACCATCGGGTTCTTAGGTTTCTAATTTTCAGTAAGAGAATTATATCTAGTTTAGGATACTATGTCAAACATTATTTTTGAGTAGGTATCCTAAAAACTTATTGCTGAAGTCTCAAATGAATATAATCCATACCGTAACGCATCCGCCATGTGCGATGCATAATTGTGTTTCGGTTTCTCTTTCAATAGGTTGGGATTGGGGTCCCACTGGTACTGATCTAACGCTGAAAGAGATTGTTTACAAGTCTGCTCAACAAGTAATTTACTATTATCTACAATACTTGCGACGTGTGCAATGCCATCCAAAACTGATTTCTTGGCGTTAATTGTTGTAATATCGTAGTTCTGTGCGAAGTCAAATCGTGTTTGTTGAGCCGCTGAATCGATGTAAATATAATCAATATTCCATTTATCAATTCGTTTTTGTATTTCTCGTGCGTGTGTTTCTGTTGTTTGCTCTGCATCTAAATATTCATCCAGTAAATAATACTTTTCTTCATCCCAGTCATACCCAATTACACAAAAGGCTGTTGGGTCTCGATAACCCACATCCAGTCCCGCAAAGACGTCCATTTTAGAGATGTCAATTTCATTAAAGTTTCCTATACATTCTTCGTGATCGAAGTTCCAGATTTGCCCCTCGTATGTATTGAAGTCAGCTTCGTACTCTTGACGAAACTCAGCCTCGGACATAGATTTTCTAGCTTCCGCAATATCCGTCTCAGACATTCTAGGATTATCTTTGTAAGTAGCGCGAATAGACGCCCACTCTTTGAAGTCGTCTGTAAACCCTCTGAAAAAGAAATCGGAAAACCAGTTGTTCTTACCCCTCGGTGTAGAAATAAAGATCGCTTTCGAGTTGTCCTTGTCAAGCGTCGGACGAAGGGCAACATTGAAGGCGTCTCTTCCATCCGCCAAAGCGGCTTCGTCAAATATGATAAGGTCGTAACTACGACCAACACAAGAATCGACTTGATTGACACTTCCCATACGTATTGTGGATCCATTTGTAAGCTCTATTACTTTATCTTTTGCGTTGTCTTTTGCAACTTCCAAATCAAAATGCTTAATCAGATTTCTTTGTAAGTCAAAAGAAATCTGAGACAAGGCATAGTTGGGGGACATTATGAGTATGTTTGAGTTCGGAACTAAAGACACTAGTTGACCGATTATGTTTGCGATGTAGGTTTTACCCTGTCTTCTCGAAACCGCCGCACATACAAAACGGTATTTCGGATTGTTAATCGCATTTATGATAGCCACTTGACTAGCAAGCGGCGTCACGCCGAGTAGTTCCAAATATGGGTCTACTGGTAATTTAAGAAACCTCGTCTCAGATTGTAACTCTAGCAGTTCATCAGATATAATATCTTTTCTGCTTATTTCAATTGCCATTTAATACTCAGTTATTTTTTATTATTAGCGTATGCTTGTGTTCCAAAAAAGGCTGCTACAATACCTGCCACTGCGACAAAGTATGTGGGTGCCATCGAACCAAGCGTTTTTTGTGCTTCATCTAAACCAAATAGAGAAGCGAGTACTACAGCACCTGGGTACAGTAGTAGTCCGCCTAAAGCGAACCAAGTCATCTTTCTTTGAGCGTCTCGCATTGCATCTGCGTCTTCAAGCTCTTTTCGTTTAAACTCTAAAAACATCTGTTCTTCTGTTTCTGAAACCTTACCATCGCCATTAGTATCAGCGGGGTGTACAACAGAATTATCTGTTTCACTCATTTGTTTCCTCTAGGTGAGTACCACTCTTCTTATGCTTATTCCAGGCCATAAAACCAACTAACGCTAATGCCCAATAAGCAAGATAGTTTAAAAACTTAAAACCGTTTACTTCTATGCAAATATCTCGAAAAAGCTTGTCCATATAAGCTTGTCCTGTGTATCCAATATTTGTTCCGTCTTCTCTCACTAGAGTTCCATACTTATAGCCGTAGTCATGAACTAAACCTCCGACAAGCAGTACTCCAACGGGAGAAAGAAAAGTTGCAAGAAATTTTGGCACAGAAGCTCCATCAAACTGAAAGCCTGCAGGTATTATGTACTCTTCTTCTCCAAGGCTAAAGTAGAAGTCTTCTGCAACTTCCCACTGCCTCTT